AACTTTATCCGCCCCAAACGGAGTCAACCAGTTAGTACAAGACGCTATAAGAAATCAACAGAGTCGACAGTATGATCAGTGTTCAGGTGAATCTTCCGGATAATAGAATGCCAGAAGGCTCTGCGGTTTTCTTGGGTTAAATTGTAGTACATTGTTCTAAAGTCTGTATTCAGCAGCTCTTCCAGATAAGCATAATCAGGTTCTAATTCCGGAGCCGCATTTAACAATTCATTCAGTTCGGTTTCAATCCGGTCATATTCTTTGCTGTAATAATCCCATTCGATTCTTCCTTTTTGGAAGAGCAGATTTAATCGTTCTAATTCTTTCTGGAGCTTTTCCGGAGTCTGAATTTTCTTCTTTTTTTCTTGTTCCTTTTCAATTTTTTCACATTTTATTTTAAATTTATTGTATTCGTATTCCAGATGATCAATCAGGTATTGTTCTATGAGATTTTGACTTACCATGTGCTTGTATGTACATTTGTGATCAATAAAAGCTTTGTTGCATCGGTAATAGCAGTATACTTTTTTTGCACCGGTTTTCCTGTTGATAATGGACGAACCGCCTCTTGCGCTAAGCCTGCGTCCACAGATCGGACAATTTATCATGCCACTGAAAAGATAAATCCGGCCAGAAGGAGCACGCTTAACATTTGCGTTCTGTATTTCCTGCAGATTATTCCATTCGGATTCTGTCAGGTAAGCAGGACAGTATGGAATTCCGCGATAGGTTCCTTTGTAAAATTCACTCGACAGCAGTGTTCGCATATTCGCCCATGTAAAATCCGGATCATAATTTTCCTGAATATAGCGCATGGAAAGCCCTTTTGCATGGTGCTTAAAGAAAAAACGATAAAAGGCATTTACAGTGTCTTCTCGATCTGGATCTTTTACCATGCGTTTTACGCCGTCAATGATTCCGGATTTGTAGCCGTATCCCATATTCACATCACCGAAGATCAGCTTTCCCTGCCGGATAGATGCTTCATTTACGAATTTGATACGTTCGCTGGTGGTATCAACTTCATTCTGGCCAATAGACAGGACTACATTCAGCTGCAGTCGACCGTCTCTGGTTTCCATATTGATTCCGGGTTCACTGGTGCTGATCCATCGGACGTTATTATCGTCCAAGACTTCCTGTACCTTGTAAAAATCAGACAGGTTACGGAACCATCTGTCAATCCGCCAGAAGATGATCACATCAATTTTTCCGGCTTTTACATCTTCGAGGAGTGAATGGATAGCTTTTCTCTTTTTTAATTCTTTACGGGCAGTTTTACCCTCGTCAGCATAAACTCCAGCAACGGTCATATTATGTTCTTTGGCGTAATTGGTCAGGTACTGTTTTTGTGCTTCCAGGGATTTACCGTGCATCATCTGTTCAGCGGTAGACACACGGATGTAAATGGCGCAGCGTTCAATTTTACTCGGCATATTATATCACCTTTCTCTTCAATATACGTAAAAATGAGTATAAAAATAACAGCCTGAGAACTTTTGTTCTCTTGCGTGGCTGTTCCGAAGATGATACATTATTTGGAAATTGGGTATCTCTTCGGAGTACTTAATAGAGAAACATATTGGCGTATGTTTCCATCGCTCGACCGTTCCTGTTGGCGCAGGAGCGGTTTTTTGATTTATAAGTATCTTTTTGCTACTTCGATTAATTTATTTTTATATTTATATATGTCATTGAGCGAAGTTATATAAATGCGTTCAAATTTTTTGTTCTCATCCGGAATAAGCAATTGCTTGTTTTTGGTGTCAAGATTAAGCCTACAAATAGGTTTCCGGTTATTATTAGTATACAAAATACCGAAATAACTTTCAGTGTCTCTATAAACAATGTCTTCAACTGGAACAGTTCCGGCGAGCATACCTCTTATGATATAGAAACCTTCAATTTCTTCTTCGGTAGTAACAATTTTAGAAACAATTGTTTCTTCTATGAGATCTTCCGTATTGTCATTATCCCCTGTTGCATCTTCTGCGTCAGAAGAGAGAGCAGAAGATATTTTGCTGTTGACGATTTCATTTACAAAAGATGAAAAGGCACGTTTTACAACAGGTGAAAATTTTTCAATCACTCGTTGGTTCTTTTGACCATCGTAAATATCGGTTAAGATGAAACGAACGAAATCATCAGAAGGAGATTCAAATTCTTTTTGGAGCACATTTTTGATTAAACTGCTGTATTTTAATTCTTCGGCGGTACTAAAAATTTTATCTTTATCAAAATTATCTTTACAAAACTTCTTTAATTCGTTAATGGATGTATCTTTTAGTTGAAGCATATTAAACTCCAAAAATGGGACTAAATCCATTTTGTTAGATTCTTCAAGGTCGGTATAGAAACGATAAATAACTCCATTTGTGAGAATACCGAATTTAGCTGGAGAAGTTCCGAAATATCTAAATAACTGTGATGAGTGCTTATCTAATTGCTCAGAACAACTTTTGCATTCTATCAAGATTATCGGCTGTCCATTTTCAAGGATTGCATAATCAACTTTCTCACCTTTTTTAATACCGACATCAGCTATATACTCAGGACAAAACTCGGAAGGATTAAATACATCATATCCAAGAAGTTGGAAGAGCGGAACTACAAGTGACATTTTTGTTGCTTCTTCTGTTGAAACGGTATCCTTTAACATTGATACTCTTTCTGAAAATTGTTTAATTGATTCAGTAAAATCCATAATTACCCTCTCTTTCTTTAGTAAAAATGTTTGTAAAACAAATATATAATCGCATATGCGGTTATACCAATTTCATCATCGATAACTGTGGTATAAAATACACCACATAATTATCCACCTGTTTACAGATCCCGTACTTATTCCGGTAACACTCAATACATTCTTCCAGAAATTCTTCTGTCACTTCCAGGTATTCAGCGATTTCAAACCGGTTCTGGCAGCCATGCTCAAAGGCTCGTACCAGTCCGATCAGACCAATCTGCTTGTTGTACGCCCAGAGTCTTGCCTGACGTTCCTGTTTTCGGTTGGCAGCAGATGTCATATCAAGAATATTGCCAACGGAAGTGTAGTGGTGTCCGAGTTCTTCGGCAAGGACACAGGACTTTTCTGCAGTTGTGTCAACAGACGTATTGATAGCAATATTTCCATTGATGTAAAATCCTTTTAAATTATCTTCACCAAGATAGTAATCATGTATTTTTACGTTACTATCAAAAGCTTCTTGCTCTAAATGTTCTAATTTATTCAAATTATATCCTTCCCAGCAATAAGTGTAATATAATAGCTGTTTTGTCTATGGGATTTGTTTTGTATCTTCCTGTTTTACAAATTTGGCAAAAGATTCTATACGACTCCATTGTTCTTTTGTAAAATCTTTACCATCGAGATGAGCTGCCATAGTAATTGGCGAATGAGAAACATAAACAATTTCACCATCTACGAGCTTTTCAGTATCTAAATTTAACTCTCGAGTAATTTTTAATACATTTGAAATATTAGAATTTGCTATTCCTCTTTTTAAAATACTATCCAATGTAGTCCAAGGCATATCTATTGTTTCAGAAAATTTTTTCATGCTTCCGTATTTATCTATTATAAGAGCTTTTAAATTAGACTCTAATTCATTCATACTGAAAATTCTCCTTTCGATATTATGCTTAGATAATAGCATTAAAATCTCGAAAAATCAATACGAACATAACTGAAATAAAATGAAAATCTCAAAAATTCGAGAAAACATATTGACAATCTCGAAAAATCGTATATACTAAAAACATAATCACGAAAAATCGAGAAAGGAAGTGATGAAGTGTTTCCAAATTTAGAGGCGGAAATGGCAAGAAGCAAAATTACTCAAGCGAAATTGGCAGATATTCTGGATGTAACTCCGACAACGATGTCTTTCAAATTAAGTGGCAGGAGTTCACTTTCATTAAGAGAATGTGTAGAAATTAAGCGAAAAGCCTTTCCGGACAAAACATTAGATTATTTGTTTGCGACAGACGAAGAGGGAGAGAGGTGAGTAGATGGAAGGATATTACGATTCAGAATATAGAGGGAAAGGATTGGAAGTACCAACAGGACAATTAAATATTGAAGTTAAAAATCTACCAGAATTTAAAGAACTGGTAGAACAGGCAAAGTATCAAGCCGACCAATTACAGCAAACAATTAATCGGCTTAGTAACTTTGAGTTATTCTGAACAGCTTAGGCGATATAAGCGGAGGCGTTTTTGCGAAGCTTGGCAAGATGCCGGGCAATCTGAAAAGCCTTGGCGCGAGCATGAAATCTGGGGCAAAAGTATTTGGAAATGTGAAGGATGCAATCCTTCTTCCGTTTAATGATTTAGCCCCGAAGCTTACCGGAGTATTCCAAAAGGCTTTAGGAACAATCAGTACTGGTCCGATCGGAAAGATTGTAAGTGATTTTGCTGAGATACCGAAAGGGATTATTTCTGCTTTTGGAAAAATCGGTCCTGGATT